TATCACCATCAGCTTTGGAGCGAGCTGGTATTGCTGGTCAGGATTACATTCACGGCTTCTCAGAACTACCGCGCCTTCCCGTCATCAGTGGTGATGTGTCGTTGGTTCAAGATCTATCGATGGACGATGTTGAGAATGTCGTGAATGCGACCGTCACGGCAGAATTGGCAAATGGCAAGACGTATGTCCTACGTGAAGCCTGGTGTACGTCTGCGCTTGAATTGAATTCTAGGGAAGGCCAGGTGCGTATTACCTTCCAAGGCGTGTCTTGCGATGAGATAGGTTGATGCATTTGGATATCAACTACACTATCACGAACGTTCCGGTTGGATTTACCTGGACGTTTCCAGCTGAAATCCAGCGCTGGGTTGATGGTGATAGTGTGTATGTTTCTATTCAACGCACGGCACGTGAAAAATTGATGGATGTCGAGTTGAGGCTTGATGGCATCAATGCGGTGGAGATCAAGACGGCATTTGGTCAAGAAGCCAAGGAGTTCATGGAAAAACTTGCACCTCCTGGTTCAACGGTCTTGCTGGTTGAGCGTAATCATAAGGAGAAATACGGTAGAGAGTTGGCGCGTGTGCTCTTGATGGATGGTCGTGATTTATGTAATGAGATTTTGACAGCCAAAGCAAGCGATGGAAAAACGCCGTTGGCTGTTCCTTATAATCCATAACAAAAAATAATGGGAGAGTTATGTGGTAGATGAAACTGAAAAACCAAAAATGAATGGTGCGACATCTTCAATTGTTCAGACGTTAAGAAAATCAGTTATTGCAAATGGTGATGAAGTAAACGAGTTGACGTTTCGTGAACCTACAGCAGCTGATATCGAGCGTGTTGGTAATCCAGTCAATATCGATATGTTGAGTGGTGATGTGCCAAAAGTTACATTTGATGCCAGAGCGATGACTCAAATGATGGCATTGTTGGCGACTGTACCACCTTCCACGATCAGGCAAATGCATCCACGCGATTGGAATTCTGCAGCGTGGCAATTGGCAAGTTTTTTCATTCCGGATCTGTAGATAATCTGATTTTGGATTGCTACAGATTAGCAAAACAGTATTCACGTGATCCGGATGAATTCCTCAATAAGCCAATATCATCTATTCAGCGTCATATGCATTGGACGGCTAAGTTGATTGAACTTCAAAATCCACAGGAAGATGATTAATGCCGGACCCTGGTGAAAAAGCCAAAGTAGAAATTGAAGTTGTTGTACGCGACATGTTTTCGACGGCCCTTAAGTCGATGGGGCGTGAACTCGATAATATGAACAAGAAGGCTCAAGAACTTGGGCAGGGTGCAAGTAGCGGTTTCTCTAAATTCAGAAGAGAGAACGATCAGTTAAACGATAGTACCAAACGATCGAATGCTTCGTTGACGACGATGAATAGTATTATTTCCGGATTGACAAATAATTTGGCGGGGCCGGTCGGTATTGTTGCTGGGTTTTATTCAGCTGCTAAATCATTGGAAACTTTTGCAAGTGGTCGTGTCCAACTGCAGATGTTTTCAAGTGACGTTGGATTTAGTACAGCAAAAATTACTCTGATGCAGCGGACCTTGGCCGACATGGGCCAAACGACAGAGCAGGCAAATCAATATATTGCCAGGTTTGGAAAGTTGTTGACTCAGGTTACGACAGACCAAACTGGTGCGGAGTTGATTAGATTATTTGATGCAATGGGTTCGCCAGAGATGAGTGCGAAGCTCTTGAAGAACGGTCATGATTTCGTTCAATCTCAAAAAGATATCCTGGAGTTTCTGCCGACTCAAACTCAGGCGTATCGAGATTATTTTGCGGAACATAGCGGGTTGCTGGCTTCGATATCAGAGAATTATTTGAAGATGGAAAGCACTCAAAAGGTAGCTTTTGAGGCGTCTTTTCAGCATTCAGCAAAATATCTTCATGACATGAATGAGATTACAAATCGTTTGAGTGATTTGTGGGGTATGACAGCAGAGAGTGTTATTATTAATATTGCTAAAATTAGCAAGGCGTTGAATCAGGATATTTTTGAAAAAGAAAAAGATGGTGGTGCGGCCAAGAAGGTTCGTGATCGGTTATCAGACGCGGTTAGAAAAGGCGGCGGTGCTGAAGAAGGTAGTTCGTTATTGCCAGGTTGGTTGCATGATTTGATGAATCCAAATCAGCAGTCACCTGGTGATAAGGTCAAAAATCGGTTTGGTGATTGGCCTACTCAAGATTCTTTCAAGGATAGATATGGTGATTGGCCTTCAAAAAAATCTGAAGGTACACATTCTGATATTACAGATTTTAGTGGGCGGCGAAGAGACGAATCGATTCAGATAGAAACTGATTCTAATAAATCGCTTCGTGATATCAGAGATACTTTGCAGCGAATGGAAATGAGGGATGTTCCTGCAGGTACAGGTGGTGCTGCAGCTGCATCTATATCTGGTGGAAGTGGCGGTGGGACTTCGCGAACAACGTTTCGTTCAGGTATTAGTTCAGGTACTGGGTCACGTGGCGATCGTAATAACAATCCTGGTAATATGAAATTTGGTCCGCAGGCCAAAGCGTTTGGTGCAACTCATGCTGATAGTGGCGGGTTTGCTGTTTTCCCGGATATGGCGAGCGGGACTGCGGCACATGAGACGTTATTGAAATCTGATTCTTATAAGGGTTTGACGCTTGATCAATTTGGCGACAAGTATGCTGAAGGTAGCGCGTCTTGGAAAAAAACGGTTGGTGGTGCGCTTGGCATCAAAGGCAGCGACATCGTTGATAATCAATCTCCAGCTTTGGCTGGTGCAATTCGTAAGGCTGAAGGTACCGGCGGCGGTGGTAGTGGTGTCCCATCGAATGTTTTAGCTGAAGCTCGCAGGGTTGTTGCTGCGGGTGGCGGTGCTGAAGGGGCGAAGAGTTATATTCAGAGCAAGGGATATAACGTTGATTCGGCATGGTGTGGAGATTTTGCGGCTGCTGTTGTTAAGGGTGCAGGCGGTACGCCACCAAAGAATTATCAAGTTGCATCCAATTGGCGTAATTTCGGTCAACCGGTTGAGGGTGATCCGCAAGGCGGTGACATTGGCGTGGCACGTCGTGGTGTGGCTACAGGATCGACCGGGAGTCATGTGACGGTTGTTGATTCATATGATCCTAAGACTGGGCGTTTTGTAGGTATTGGCGGTAACCAGGGTAGAATGAGTTCAAGTTTTTCCAAAAGCCAATATGATTTTCGCCGTGGTGTAGGCAATTCTATAGCTCGTGATTCTGGAGTTCAATCTGAGGGTGGCGGCGGAAATTCTCATGACTCTGGAGTACAGTTTGAAGGTGGTGACGATGCCAGAGAACGTATCGATAAAACGCAATCTGGTAGTCAACGAGTCGATGCCAATATGAGTGCTTCTGTTGATTTCAAGAACATGCCGTCATGGGTCAAGAGTTCAGTTGATGACAATGGCAAGTTTAAGGAATTGAAAGTGACTCGATCTACACCACAAGCCGGCAAGGCCGAAGCTGGTAACGGTGCTGATTCTTTTAATTCTTGGGCTTACTGAAAATGGTTTTTCCAAAACCAGAAGAAACAGCGGTCTTGATCGTTAATGGTGTGGAGTATCGTGATTGGGAAACAGTCATGGTACGTTGTTGTAGAAGAGAGTTTCCATATTTTCATTATCGTTTTACATGTTCTGAAGGAACGCCGATTTCAAAAAATCTGGCGGCGTTGCAAATTATTCCTGGGGATGAATGTTCAGTTATATTGGCAGGAGAATTGGCTGTTACCGGTATCGTCAATACACGTCAGGTTTTCTATGATGCAAGGCGTCATAATGTCGAGATCCAGGGAGCTAGTCAGGTAATTCAATTAGGGCAATCTACTGCAATTACAAAGACTGGTGAATTCAAGGATGTGACGATCAAACAATTTGCAACTGCTTTGTTGAAACCGTTCCCGGCAATTAAATTTATTACTCATGGTCAAGTACCTGATACAAAATTTGAGCGTATTTCTATTCCTCCTGGTACCAGTGTCATTGATGCGATTGAAGAGCCATTGAGATCATTGGGTAGTGTTGATTTAACCAGCAATCCAACAGGCGATTTGGTTGCTTCTGGTGAAGGTGGCAATGACGAAGATGGTGATACTGTTGTCGAAGGTGGTGATGATAATGTTCCTCGTGCTCTAAGAATTTTGGAAGGTCGCGAGATTATTTATAATCCTGGAATGGCTCAACAGATTTGGGGGATTGGGCAACGTCCTGCAAATGATCAGATTTGGGGAGCCAAGGCAGCGTTTGAAAATTATTCCATGACTTCGTTTGATTCATTGGCTCCTGGTTATTCGCCACAAGTTGCACCATTAGAAATTCCAGCGTGGCAGAAAAGTTTTTTAGAGGGAAGATCGAATGCTGGTCGTGATTGGCAAATTCAGGATGAGGTCACTGTTTTTGTAACGTTGCAAGGATGGTTAAAACCAAGTGGAGGTTTATGGAAGCCTGAGTTGCTTGTTAATGTTATTTCTCCAATGTTGGTCATGCAAGAATCAACTCCGTTGGAAGTTAAATCAGTTGTATTTACACAGGATGATAAAAAAGGGACTATAACTGTTTTAGAATTATGTAATGAGAAAGCCATAGGTGGCAATATTCCACAGCAGACTTGAAGAAAGTTAGAGATGGAAGATTCCAGAAAAACTTTGCCTGGTGTTGCGCGTCAAGCATCGATGTCAACTTCGCGTGCTACGGTACGTGAGATTGATGACAAGCATCTGATGCAGCAAGTCAAGCACGCTGATGTTCATCATTCGGAAACTCCGAGTGATTTTGAACGTTGGCAAATGGTTGGATTGACTTCGGTACCGCTTAAGCAGGAAGAAGATCAGAATCAAAAGCAAAAAAGCAATGGTAAGGATGAGCAGGGAGACTGGAATCATAACCAGCCAAAAGGCAAAGCTGCTGAGGCTGTGATGATTTATGTTGGAGGATCACGTTCCCATCCGGTCGGTATTGTCGATGATCGAAGGGTACGGCCTTATGCCATGAAGGAAGGTGAGACGGCGTTGTATGCGGCGTCTGGTACTGGACAAATGCTTTTTCATAATGATGATGGCTCTATGTTGGTTGCCGTCAATAATCCTCCTGAGCAATCCAAGGATAATAAGGATAAGGAACGGTTTGCGTCTCTTCGGCATGTCGATAAGAAAAAGCAAAGTCGTGAGATCAAGAAAGATGCCAAGGTTGAAGAGCATAAGCACGAAGGCGAGACTGTTAATTTAGAGTTTCGTGTTACCAAAACTCGAATTGAATTTCGTGCTGGAAATGATGTGGTTGGATATTATGATAAAGCTGGTAAGAAATGGGTATTTATTGGTGAGATTCATTTGGGTAGTGCTGATGCTGATCATCCTGTGTATGGTAAAAATGGAAGTGTCGGTATGACTTCTAAAACATCAGGTGATGGAGCTGTGCTGATAAAGGCACCGCAGCCAGGACCGCCGACATCACAGGATGCACAACCTTGAGTCAGATAGCAGACATCAAGAATCCATGGCGTAATATTCTGTTGGGTGAACAAGCCTCATTCAGAGGTGTTATTTTTCATGTAGAATCTGGTGGAAGATCTTCTGGTCGTCGTACTGTTGTTCATGAATATCCAAAGCGTAATGATCCATATGTTGAGGATATGGGACGTGTCGCAAGGCGTTTTCAATTTTCAGGGTACTTGGTCTATCGTCCTAGTAATCCGATTTATGAATATACCAGCCAGCGTAAACAGCTTTATGAAGCGTTGGAGGATGATGATATTGCGACATTGGTCCATCCGGTATTTGCGCCTGGTGGAATGCAGGCGATGTGTGAACGATTTAGCATGGTTGAGAGTCGGGAACGTGGTGGTTATACGCAATTTGAAATGCAATTTGTTGAATCTGGTAAAGCTGTTAGTGCTTTGGGATCTTCTACCAATACAAAGGATAATGTAAAAATCAGTGCTGACAAAGCTGAAGAGACTGGAAAAGGATTGATGCCAGATGATGCAGAAGATTAAAAATGTCACTTAATAAAGAAGTTGTTGAGCTTAATGGGATTATCAATCGGTTACTCGATAATTTGTCGTTGTCTATTACATCTCAGACTGGTCGTGAAGGTGTTGAGTTTCGTCACCAGATTGGTAACATCAGATCGAATTATAATTCGATGATATCTGGTGGGACTTTCCCTACTGAATTGTTGTCTTGTTTCCAGACTGCATTAATAGCGAATGTCAAGTTAGCTGGTTTGTTTGTTGTTCATCAAGGACTTTTTCAGGAAGTACCTGTTGGTAAAATTTCAGCTGCTATTGTCCAGATGGGAATTTTATTTTGCCTGTCTACTGAAAGCAGAATCATCATTACGATGAATTTTGATAGCCGAGACGATGTTGAATTGATGATGAATCAAATGCGTGATGTTTTTGATATTGCCAGATTGTTGGCAGCAGATTTATCGGATACGACATCATATCAGCGATTAACTGTTCTAGCTGGAAATTTGATAAGTCATCTTTCTGATGTTTCTAGACCTTTGCCACGTATGGTGACGTTTACGTTAGCTGCGTCCTTTCCATCTTTGACATTAAGTCAAAGAATTTATTATACAGCTGATCGTGCTGATGAAATTGTAGCTGAAAATAAAATTATTCATCCTGCGTTTTGTAAGAGAGAAATTCGCGGGTTGTCAGGATGAGTGATGTCAGAATCAAGGAGCTTATTAGTCTTGAAGGTCCGACGATGGACTGGTTTCTTCGTGAAACTGGGGAGTTGGATGAGCGAGAAGAATTGGCTACAGCTGTTCGATTGGCGTTAGGGACTGATAGTTTATCTTCTTCCAATGAAATTTTACCTGATCTTGATAGTACCGATCGGCGTGGTTGGTGGGCCGATATGGATGCTGAATCGATCTGGGGTGGTTGGCCGATTGGTTGCAAGAATTGGTTATTGACGCGCACCAAGATTATGGAAGCGCCGTCATCTGAAGGTTCTACTCTGCAAAGAGCCAAGCAATATACTTCGCAGGCTTTGCAGCCATTAATTGATAAAAGAATTGCAACTCGCATTGATGTAACGGCGGTGCGTACAGAGCTAGGTCGTATTGATGTTGATGTTGTTATTTATCGAGGTCCAAAAGTTGAAATCGATTTACGTTATCAGTTGTTGTGGGAAGAAGGAGAGGCAATAGATAGTTTTGTTGATACATCAATCAATACCAAGATCAGGGTGCCGTATGCTAATCTTAAATTAACATCTGATGCTTTGCTTCCTGCAGGGTTTGGTAATGGGTTGTTGAGTAATCATAGATTTTTTGTCCCTCTACAAGGCAATTTAGAGCTTTCATCGTTTAGTTTTGTTATTGGTAAAATTGTTCCGCAAGGCAATGTTTTGCTTTCTACTGTAGCTCCAAATGCATTGGTGAATTTCAAGCGAACGGCTTTGCAGGGCAACATCGTTCTTTCGCCTACTGCTCCAACGGTTGCCAGAGGAATTTTATTTGCTGGCAATATGGGAAATGTCGGAGCGGATTTTGGTGGTTCACCGGTTACAGTTATATTAACTTCTGGGACTTCCCG